AGATCAAAGATGTCATTGAATCCGATGAAGTGCCGACGAGGCAGTGCTAATGATAGCATACTATTTCCTTTCTTGCTTCCAATTAAGCGAAGCGATTGTTATATTATTCATTGAATCCCCTAAGGCAATTCAATGATTGAGCCCGTCATTGGACTCATATTATTTATGCATCAGGTAGGCGACGTACCACTACTTTTTTTCGAAACATTAGAGTCTAATTGCTTGCCATACGTAGCAAAGGCATTCGAATTATCCTGCATTCGCTTTACAACTCCAAGATTCTCTCCACTCTTAAATTCATCATGATTGAGATATTCTTTAGATGCTTCAATCCACTTATTAGCCTTCATCAATCGAATAGTTTTTGGAGAAGCCGTAGGACCTAAATCACCGCGGTACCATCCGGACATGATAGCATTCTTAAGATATTGAGGATAGCTATTATAGCTAGGAAGTGCTTTTTGTATCTGCAATTCACGTTTGCTAATATCTTGACGAAGCAAAGCTATAGCCTCTTGATCTGTAATTCCCTTCGAAAAATCTTCTCCAGCCTGAAGCTTATGACCATAGGCTATCGTATCCGTGCCACCTTCAAGGCTCTTATGAGGATACCATTTCTTCACTTTAGAGTCATATCCACCCTTAGGATTGTCCTTGGAGTTCTCATATGACATTAATAGCTGTTCCATAGATACGTTAGAAATAGTCTGAGGCTTAGCCTCCGGTTTAATCTGATAATCTGCGGCCGTACGTATCACCTTGGTCAAAGGAACCTTGATATCTGCTTTTGAGGCTGCCATACCCTTCATGGTGGCCAAACCCATCATTCCAGCCGTGGCCAGTGATCTCCAGTCCTCTTCCAGCGCGTTTTCATCTTCAAGAGGGGTAATATATTGCTTTAGCTGTTCAATGGTCTGATCCGCATTCCTGTGAAGGATTCCAATCCCTCCTGCATCTCTCCAGGCCTTAATATTGTCTTTTAGATCATCTATAAGAATCCGATTAGGCGCAGACCATCTATCTTTATCTGGCCCTTTATTGGCCATGATAACCTCAATAGATGGACCAAGTTCTCTCTTGCACCAAAGCTGTTTACCTATAACGGCCTTGTCGCCAATCAAAGAAGTAGCCGCGGCCGTAAGAATTTTAGGATTTTTATCTTCAATGAAATTCCAAAGCTTTTTGCCATCAGAAAGCCATTTAAGATTAGCCCACCATTCCAATCCTTCCATGCCAATTCGACGCCAGACTTCCTTTAAGCCATAATGCTCAACGGCCGCATCATATAATCGGCCATCCGTGAGTTCTTTGAAAGAAGTATTGAAGTCGACAAGAACACCATCCATGTCACAGTAGATCTCTACTCTAGAAATAGCAGGTGAATTGACAGTACTCTTCTTATCCGAATGCATTACAAATTCTATTTATATCGAAGCCTATTTGGATTTTTTAATATTCCCGATCTGATATTTTGGAATCAACTTCCATTGATTCTTATCTTTATGGGAAATGATCTTGATGTTTTTGAGAGACGATTTTGCGGTAATTGAAGCCGGCTTTACTATATGCAAAAGACCCCAATCAGAAAGCAATTGAGCAATCGTATTACGCCGGCCAAGATCATCCATTGAAAAATCAGAAGGCTTTCCATCGAGCATAAACATCTCTTTGAAATGCACGATAAAATAATATCCGCGCTTATGAAGTAGATGACAAGATTGATATAGTGTATTGACTTCCTTCTTGGAAGCCACACCTATACGAGTCAGCGTTTCACGGACTTTAAGAAAATCATCGGGCTCATTTAGAGTGATCTCGAGCATGTCCTGAGGGGACCATGGCGCAAGAGTTTGCGACGAATTGCCGTTAGGGTCAGAAGGATGAAATGTATTTGAATTGATCATAACGAATGGTGTTCATTCTATATGATCATATTTATACGAGTATCAATCTCGACCACCGTATTCCAGTCGATCTTGCAGAGCCTTTAGCTGCTCCTCGGTCAGAAGAGGAAGCACCTGACGAGCCTTCTCGGTCGAGTAGCCATATACGGCCTTAATCAAATCGATCGAGTCAGGACGTTCATTCTTGAGCCACTTCGAGAATCTTTTACGTGGACGAATGGACTTGCGAAGAAACTCATATTGAGCACGCACAGGTATATCATACCTACGATTCATCTCGTTGGCAAACAATACCGTATCCGAAAACCAGCTTAAGCCCCTATTGACCATAAAGGGCAAATAAAACTTCTCCTCAAACGAGGGATCCGCAAACATATCCTTGCCGCGGGCTCCCTCGTTGATAGAGTTCAGACAGTCGAAGAATGACGGCTTTTTGGGTTTTATTTCCATTCGATATTGCACATGAGCTCGGTCAGACAAGCCACAGTGTTTAATTCTTTATCAGCCACAAACGAATTCTTATATTGATAGTCGGCCAATGTAACGATGGCCTGCGGTACGGATTGAGGTTGAGCGATATCCGTGATGCAGTCATAGATCGATCTATAGATCTGTGCCGGATCGACATCATTACTTGAGACCACCCATGCCCGCATAGCACGGAAATCTTTTTCCTTTAACGTTTTGATTAGAGCCTGTACTCCGGAATCAGACAGTCCGACAATGGCATTCGCCGTGATTTCACCAGAAGACGAATGCCGTTGACATTCATTGATGACACGCCGCCAGTCCGGTGCATGCTTAATAATCAATTCGGCAAGAACCTGATCTGTATATTTGATCTTCTCAATATCCAGAATCTTCTTGAGTCGTGTATGAAACTGACCAGCCAGACCAACCAGCTCCTTCTTTGAAGCATTGAACTCCACAACCGCGAGCCGAGAATGGAGCGGCTCAATGATACGATTTTTGAAGTTACATGTCAGAATAAATCGACAATTGGCCGAGAACTCCTCAATGAATGCACGAAGTGCCGGTTGTGTGGACTGAGCATTCAAATAATCGGCTTCATCAAGAATGACAACCTTATACGATCCTGTACCATCCAGAGATATAGTCGAAGCGAATTGCTTGATCTTATTTCGAAGCACATCGATACCAGATTCCTCTGAACCGTTGATCAAAATATGATCAAGCTTAAGCATCGAGCATAATGCTCTGGCAACAGTAGTCTTGCCTAAACCGGCCGTGCCGGTAAAAAGCATATTCTGCAGTTGACCGGTTTTTACAATCTCAGTCAATGTTTTCTTCAAAGAGACTGGAAGAATGCATTCGTCAATAGTCTGTGGACGGTACTTCTCGACAAATAAAAATTCTTTATTGTTGGGATGTATGTTCATTCGATTTGATTTTACTTCTTATCAATATGATGTCGTAATGCTTTATTCCATTCCGCAATAGCATCTTCTTTCGAGTCAGCTAATGGACCATTTGCTCCGCACCAATGGCATTGTACCAAAAAACAACCACCGGACAAACCACCATAACTCGTTAGAGAAACGGCAAATTGATTGTCATGCATATCTTTGTCGGACTTGCCGCAAAAAGGACAACACATCAATTTTAGATTTTCACCATTTGACATATTCTATTTTGCAGTATACACTGCTATAATATCGTCCTCAGATATCATAAACAGTTGTTTGTTGTCAAATGTGCCAATCGTTTTAGGAGATGAAGATGGAATAACAATGCGATCTCCAATCTTGAGAGACTCGACTTTCGGGCCAATTGCCTCGACCATCCATGCTACCTCAGGCTCAACGGTTTGAATAATACTGCTTCTTTGAGAAGCGTATGTGTTTTGTTTACGAAAGATGATATTATTTCCAAGTGGTGTCATATGATTAAATCGTTGAACTTTTTTCCAATGCTATAAAATAGGTTAATGCAAATTCCGCATGTGTCCATTGAGATATCAATTTAGAAGAGATCTCAACATTATAGTTTCCAGAAAACAACTTAAGATTGTCAATCAAAAACTCGAGTGAGAACTCTTTGTTTAGTGTATGCTTTTCTGAAAGCTCTATGTTATATGTATTAGCCGAAGCGTCTTTCGGGTCTAAAACCGACAAACTTAAATTACCATCAGCCGTACCCTTTAGAGCCATGACCGAATGACCAAGGACGGAAGCGGCTTTGCGGATTTGATTCAGTGTGTTGCTGGTGATAGCAAGTTTGATATCCGTCGATGGCATCTTAATCTCCTTCTGAGGAGTAGTAAGCACGGAAGGATTGGCAAAACGGTATTTGACCTTTGCCGAATCCGTCGATAGCACGGCCATATCATCGAGCAATTCAATATTGGCATCTTCCAAAAGGCCCATGGCGGAAATGAATTCATTCAGATCATATACGCCAAATGTCTTCGAAAACGTTTCAGGCACTTGAACCGTAGCCATGATATTCTTGGCTTCGGCGATTGTAGAAAACGTCGAGCCTTCTTTGATGACCAGATTAGGATTGATTGACGCAAAATTTTTCAATACGTCAACCGTGAATTTAGATAGTTTAAGCATAAGTATTATTTGTGTAGATTGTTATTGTTGTTGTTGCCGTTGATCTTTTTCAGCAAAATTCAGATAAGCTCGAGCATCAATGAAATTGTCAGCATGATATACCAAAGCTGAGCGTTGAATCTTGAAAGCCGCCATCATCAATTCCACCATCCAACACGGCAAAGGATGGTCCAATTTGATTTGATAGTGCTGCTGAATCAATGCCGTCCAAGTCAATCCAATATTCTCATGCGAGAGACTGGCATCGCCATAGACTTTAGCACGTTCAGCTATGACCCTTTTCAGGACATCATCAGAGGATGTATCTAATTCAGATGACATATAAAAAACTCAAGGTGCCGAGCCTAACGTGATTGAATAGGCTCGGCACCAGAGTCGTGGTATGACTATTACTTGTTGATACGATAACGATTCACCGTACCCCACTCAGTCTTACGAGCATTCGAATAGATCTTGAAGCCATGATCGAGACGAAGTGCACTAACGACGGCCGTAGGATTGGCAATGCCAGCCTTGCGCGCGTCGCAGACCGAGAACTCAGTGCCAGCACTAAGCGTTTCGAGGATCGCGCCCTTCTGAGTGCCAGTGGCTTTGTAGTTCTTAGTCAGTTGTTTGATAGCATTCTTGCTCATTTTATTTGTTTTCTTTCAATGACTGATTTGTGTTGTTGTCTGATGATGATACCTCAGTCAAAATATCACCACCAGAATTGTTGACTATAATAAACCATGTTGCATAATTTGTACACAACATTGTTTCCTGCAGGCTTAGAATGTAGGTTCGTTCGCAGAAGAAGTCGAATACGCCGCAGGAGGGGTCGGTGCAGCAATGTCCACTTTGGATTCAGCCGGAACAATCGACGGATCGATTTTCGAATATAGGTCCAAGAAGGCATTCTTGGTGTCCGTGTCAAATCTCGAGATGCACAAATTGATGGCTCGAGAACGATCGCCATAGATTGCAAACGACTTGGCAATATGACACAACCGACGAGTTGAGATGACTTCCTCGATAGCTTCCTGCTCGAAAGTCTTACGAATGACTTCAGACCAATCTACAAGCTTCGTAGCAAAGTCCTCGTCGATGCGGCCAAACTTCTCCATGTGCTTCATGATGATCTTGCGTTCAGTGCCTTTGGGAGCATACGGTTGCTCAATAGTAGCTACGAACCGCTCGAGGAATGCCTCGTCGATGATCGTAGCCGCCGCAAAGCGGCCATCATCAGAGCCGCGGCCTTTAGTGTTCGCCGTAGCAATCACATTAAAGCCTCTGGCTGGCTGAATGACTTGACCGGTCTTTTTGATTAGAACTGGATTGCCTTCGAGCACGCCTTGAAGACACATAATTTTATTCGAGCCGCGATCGATTTCGTCAATCAGAAGCAGGCAGCCACGTTCCATTGCTTTAATCACTGGGCCCTTGCAAAAGACCGTCTCACCGGCAATCAGGCGAAAGCCGCCGATCAAATCATCCTCATCCGTCTCAGGTGAAATCTGGACTCGAATATACTCACGCTTGAGCTTGGCACAGCATTGCTCGACCATCTTAGTCTTGCCGTTGCCGGACAGACCGGAGATAAAGATCGGAAAGAAGTGCTCGGAAGCCACGGCTTGAAGCACCGTGTCGTATTCACCCCAGCGAACATAAGTCGGGTCGATCTCGGGCACGTAAATCTCGTCATTGGCGAGCGACTGAATTGCTTGAGCGAGTTTGAAAGTCGCCGTAGGAGCCGGCGTGGCCGTGACGGAGTGAGTGGATGCCGGCGCGGTCGTGACGTCTGAAGTGGATGCTACCACCGAATTAGATAGGCTAGCTTCGATAGCATTCAGGTCGTACATGCCACGGCCGGACCGGAATCGCGCGTTGGTGATGTTTTCGTTGATGACGGTCCAAGACACATCGAGCTTACGAGCCACATCGACAAGAATGTCGCGATGGAGAGAGGTTTGACCGGGATATTTTGCACGAGTTGAATCGAGCACCTGTTTCACTGACTGTTTAATCACGTTTTGCATAATTTATTCTGAGACCATTTTACCAAGTAACTGTCAATTGTACATGTTTATTTACAAGAGAATCTTCTTGAAAATCAACTACTTGCATAAGTTACGCTATTTTCGCAGCGAACTTATTGAGAAGAACACGGCTTTCATTCTTATTGCTATTGAATTTCACAAAAGCCGTAGTGAGTTTGTTGACCGTTATCTTGACATCATTGTCAAATTCAGGATCGAAAGATTCATCCTCATCGATAGCCAAGTCGCTTGGAACACCAAGCACATAGTATGCATCAAAGCCATAGCCACCGGCAATTTCGACAAGACCGTTTTTCTTGTAGCTGGTATAGTTGGCCAGATTTTTAGTATAGTTGACTTGGCCGCTCTTTTTATCTATGAGTGATTGATTGATCTTTTTCTGTGCGGCCTTATTGTTGCATGGAATAAAGAAACTCACGGTAGTGCAATCACATGTTTTGGCCAGATTTTCAATCATGATCGGATACATTGTATCAAAACTGCAGTCAGGCAATGAAAGCTTCCGGCCGTTTAGCACACCAATCGTTTCATTGGCATACCGGTGTGTCATATGTTTATGTGCTTCTTGCTTTTCAATTAACGAAAGTCTACCACCATCACCATCCGTAAGAAACATGACGGTCATTTTTTGAACCGGATTATTTTTGCGAAAATTTTTGACGATTATGTGCGCCGCAACAGCCGTTTCAGCAAGTGGAGTTCCATCGAGTGTTTCGTATTCACTTAAGATAGTGGGACGAATGTAATTCGACGCTGAAGAAGCACCAAGAGTACGGTTCTTGTACCATGCGCTCTGAGCGCAAACTTGATCGACTGCTTCGGAAAATTCACTCTTGCTCATATCACTTGAGAAGATTTCAATCAGCTTAAGATAAGCAAGGCACAATTCATCATTTGCCGCATTTTTGTAATAAGTGTTCGATACGTTCAGATCATGCTGAGTAGTAAAGCCATACACTCGAAATGGAATGTTGAGATTCCTGCAAAACATAACCAGATTGACGGTTTGCTCGAGCACGGCCGACATGGCATAATTCATCGAGGAGGAATAGTCAACAAAGAAGATCATGCCATGGTTCTTCGCGTCGGCCAGCTTCGTGATCGACTTGAAAATATCATCTTCAAACTTGTATGAGTGAAGGCGATTCACGTTCAGCGTACCGGTAGACGACTGGCTCGAGCGAGAGTATTGGTATGCCGCTTTACGTCTATTGAATTCGTTTGAAAGAGTGCTCACGTACTTCTTGGAGCGATTGCGTATGTCCGCGATAGCCTTGACAACATCCGGATTTGTCATCAATTCAGTATATTTAGCGACAGATTTTTTGCGAGCACTAAGAATTGTCTTGTATGGGATGATGATCGAATCGATCTGAGAATCACTAGGCTGGCAAAAAAACTTCTTACTATGATCGACTACGGCCATGTTCTTGACGCATTCTTCGAAGGCACTCAAAGTTTGAGCTTGCAATTCCGGATTAGACGATGGAATATTCGAAGCACTCGAAGAAGTCGTGGTCTGCTCGGTTTGCTCGGTTTGCTCGGTCATATCCTGAGTCTGAGACTCAGTGGCATTAGAATTTGAATCATCAGAGTCAGAACTTTCCTGACTACCCATAGAATCATCATTGTCCGGAGTCTCATCCTGATTGTCCGTAGACTTCTCATCCAATACAGGCTTTTGCTGCTTTTCTTCCTGCTTCTTATTAGCCAGAGCCGCAATGTCCTTGCAGACTTCGAGCACTTCATTAAAATCCTTGGTCATATAAGCGCGTTTATACAAAGCCATCTCCTCGTCCGAGAGAGGAACCGGAATGATGCCGCGAGTCTTGGCATGGATGTTAAAGCGATCGAGCATGGAGAGCTTAGCTAACTCTTTGCCTTTGACACCGAAGAAATTGTCCGCAGCCAGCTTAGAATAAGCTTGGCGGAAAGAAACGCTCAGGCCCGGATACGAGTCCTGAATCATGCGTTCGATGCGGACATCCTCAACGACATTGCATACGTCGAAGGGAACACCAGGGCAGGCCTGATGAAAAAGTTCGTGGCCATTGGCCGGCGTGAAGAGGGCATGACCGACTTCATGCCCACACAGAAGATCATAGACCGCTTTGCCTTTGTCTTCCCAGACCGGAAGACCAAGGACGCGAGCCTTGACATCAAAGAAAGCCGTCCTGTAATTGCCATGCTGCACGCGGAGATTTTCCTTTGCGAGGAGCTTGGCGAGCATACCTTGCTGCTCGAGATTTACCGACTTAATATTGTTATTGACTTGTTCCATTCTGAGATAATAATACCATAGAATCTTAGTTTGTAAACAAGAAAATGAAAGAAAATCAGGCTGATAATCAGCTACTTACACACGGACCATAAAATAGCCCAAAAGGTAGCTCAATTGATAGAAAGAATCAAAGCACATCTTCTTCGGTATAAGCCGAAAAGTTATTGCTTTTGGTAAACTTAATCATTCTATCGAACTTGCCAACATGCATATCAGGCCTGTGAGATATGATAAAGACATTCGTATTGGTCAAGGTTTTGATAATCTTGAAAAGATTGTCGACACCATCCGCATCCAATGATGAATCCAACACTTCATCTAAAATAAGCAAGTTAGTTGAATTATGATTCTTCAACTTGGCAATTTGCCTCCATGCAAATAAGATAGCCAAATTCAATCTTCCCTTCTCTCCTTCAGAAAATGAGGAATATGAAAAATCATCGCGATGCCGGGATCGGATCGATTCATTAAATGATTCGTCTAGCGTAAATGATACAAAAAAATCTAGGACATTCAGGTATTGATTGATAAGCTTGTTCATGATTGGAACATATTGCTTGATCACTTTAGCCTTGATACCTGTATCTCGAAGCATCTCCTGCACAATATCCAAGTAAGCGCGTTCTTCTACCTGATTACTTTTAAGTTCAGATAGACGTGCCAAATCAGCCTGACTCTGCGATAGTTCCGTTTCGGCTTGACGAGTATCAGTCACGGTCGACGACTGAAGCTTTTGCTTTAGATTGTTAATCTGACCATTAAGAGAATCAATTGAAGCCTGAATGCCAGTACTAGCCATGTGCAGCTTTTTGAGTTCAGCCATGGAATTCTTGGCATCATTCAGAATATTCTGATTGTTTTCTCGGGACTGCGCCAATTGCTTCAGACCTTCTGAGAATTCATTTAGCCTGCTGAGCGTGGAATTCAAACGATTGGTTTTCAAATCCGACGAAATGATTTGTTCACACGTAGGACAGTTATCATTACGAGAATAGAAATCATGCTCTTTCTGTACACGCTTTTGATTCTGCACAATCTGAGCATGAAATCCATCTAGCTGCAGTTGTTTTTTAGAAGATGCATTTAACTCATCTTCGACCCTTTGAAACTTAAGATTGTATTCTTCTTCAAATTTAATCAGCTGATTTTTCTTTTGAGATATATCCAATTCAATTGCTAAGATCTCATTCTGAATAGAGCGTTCATGTTCACCTTCGATCTGTTTTAGATCATTCAGATGCTTGATCTGGAGTGTGACCTTTCCTTTGGCAATGGCCAACTGATTCTCAACATCTTTGATATTATCTCGAGACTTGGCTAGCTTCTCTTTGATTAGTGTGTTCATGTCCGAGAAGATTGAGATATCGAGCAAATCTTCAATCACACCACGCCGGTCCCAAATCGGCATTTGCATAAATGGCACAAAGTTGCCAGAACCAAGGACAACAATCTGATTAAAAGACTTCTTGTTCAACTTCAATATTGAATTCTCCAGAATCTTCTGATAGTCTCGAGAATGCGATTCCTGATTGAGCAGAACAGAATTTTTCCAGATCTCAAATATAGACGGCTTATATCCACGGACAATTCGATACTTATCCTGTCCGATAGAAAAATTGATTTGAACCTCACAATTCTTTCCATTGACAGAATTGATAAGCTGAGGATTTTTGATATCACGATGAGGTTTGCCAAACAAACCAAATGAAAGAGCATCAAGCAAAGTAGATTTACCGGCTCCATTAGAACCTATGATAAGTGACGTTGCGCTCTTATCCAAGCAGATCGTCACAGGCGAATCTCCGGATGATAAGAAATTCTTATATGTTACAGAATGAAAAGTTATCATGATTCAATTGACTGAGCTTCAACGTACAATTCTTGCATCATTGTCTTCAGACGTTCTTTATTCAAGCTAGTCTCAACTCCATCGATATATGAATGCAAAAGCTTTCCAGTGTCTTCCAGATTGATCTGCTGATCTTCAACTTGATTGGATGTAAATTCTTCAAATGACTCGATGATGCGTGGAGGTTCTATTGGTCCGGCATCTTGTACCTGTTCAACAAACTTGTCAAACTTGATCGGATCACTCTTCTTGGCAACCACGATCTTCACATATTTTCCAGAGACTTTGGAAGGATCAAAATATGTCAGGCCATTCTGATCATTATACACCAATCGCTCAAACAAAGTAAATGGATTTTTTACCTGTGTCAGTTCGCGAGTCGATGTATCAAGCACATGGAAATACTTGGGATCGTCACAATCGGCCCAAGTCTGCTCAAACTGAGTTCCAAGATAATGAATATTATCACGAGTCGATTTGGTATGATAATGTCCAGATAACACCATCTCAAATCTTTTGAATAGAGAAGCATCCATGCCATGATCAGAAGCTGGCTGTCCTTTCATCATTTCAAATCCAGCCAGTTCCAAATGCCCAATAAGTATTGGTGCCGAGACCGTAGATATAAATTTTATAGACTCATCGTAATTGTCTGGTGCAATCCATGGAAGAAATGCCAGATTCAAGCCATCAATCTGCTTCATGGTCGGCTTCATGATGATCTCGACATTCTCGATAAAGTAACCAAGGACCTCGCGCAGACCACAGAGCTCGTTCGTATTCTTATAAGCAACATCATGATTGCCTGGAATGATTATCATGTTCATACCATTTTCGGTCAATGGTTCTAAAAATGATTTACGTGTACGATAAAGAGCCTTGAAGCTCACATACTTGCGATGATCTAGATAATCACCTCCATGAATCACGGTCTTGATGCCATGTTCTTTGCAATAAGGAAAGAAAATATCGCGATAGAACTTGTCCGAATAGTCCAGAAAAACATCAGAAGCATTTCTCTGACCGGCATGTGTGTCGTTGATGATAGCTATCTTACTCATTATTTCTCGGTGATAAACAATTCCAATTCAACAGAAGTGCCTTTAGACTTCTTAGGTTGTTTATTCTTGCTCTTCAGTTGTTTGCCGAATTCCTTTATTTTCTTATCGCGATCATGCAGATTCTCCGTCTTATGACGAATGCGTTCAACAATGCTTTCTCCATTCATAGAACCTTCAGATGCATCACCAAAGCTAGCGAAACTTTCAATTCCAGCATGTTCCATGTATAGCAACTTTATATCTTGGCATTTCTTTTCCTTTTGAATCCTGCGGATAAAAGCAAAATAGCAGATCTGAGTGAAATAAGCAAATGCGTTTGGAAGACCTGTACGAGTACCGGCATTCACATTAAAATTACTTACGGCTCGCAAACAATTCTCAACCGCATCCATGACCATGTCTTCGCGGTATGTGTATCGAATAAAGTTAGGCTTATGAGAAAGACCTTCGGCAATCTTAAGCAAGCATTCTCCAATATATTCTGTGATTGGCGGTTCAGCTTGTTTCAGCTTCTTGGCTTTCTTGATAGATTTGATATAATCAACTACGGCCTGAGAAAAATTAGCATTATTCACGTAATGCGGTCGCTCTGAAGGTTTTATCTTTTTGGCCGGACTATCGATAAGTGTTTCGCTCATATTCTGAATACTATATTTCATTTTTATTAAAAGTACAATGATATTTTACTATATCGTAAAAAACAATTGTAATTATATGCTGTACATAATTTAAGCTCACCAGTACAATTGGTCCAGACCTCAGGCAGTTATCAGGGATTATCAAGGTGCGATAATTGAAGATAGAAGAAGACAGAGATCAACAGAAGCTAATAGAATAATACTGCGAGAGTATTAGCTTATCAATTCAAATTAAAGCGCTTCTGCTTTTGCAAAGCATGCTTCAATTTTGAAGAACCAGCAGGCAAGTCATACTCATGATTGTCCGATATATCATTATCGACATAATCATGCATGATTTCGTTAAACTCTTCAGACGTCAGATTGTTCTTAAGATGCTGAATCAAATAATACCTTGAGTAAGCAAACTTCTGAGAAAAATCCGCATCAGCTTCAACTATGACATTATCCAAGTTAAGACGAATATGTTCTTGTGAACCAGGAATCCAGGGAATGTAAATTGTTTTAATTGAATTCTCAACAAAGATCTGAGCAACTTGCAGAGGCCGTTGAACAACGATATACCGATCAACTTCATCTCGATGCTGTATCTGCACCAGAATCAAAGAACCATCAACCATTTTCAATAGCTGTATATCCAGCGATTCGATATACTTTTTAAGATCATTGGTCATAAAATTATTTATGATATTGGAACTTCATGCACTTCAAAGTCAAATTTCTCTTTTGAATAAATCTTAGCCCGCTCAATGCCATGTTGCAGAGTATAATTTTTATTTCCCTTTCTGGATAGATCATCAGCAATGTCATATACGGTCGTTGGCCGTTCATCCTTAGTTTTTCGAAGACCACGGCCAATTGATTGCAATACTCTGACTTGAGATTTGGTCGGAGAAGCAAAAATGATATTATGCAAGTTGCGTATATTGATTCCGGTAGAGAATGTGCCAAATGAAGCAATGATGATCGAGCCGGTTTCCTTTTCGATCAATTCACGGATTTTTTCCCGTTCTTCGGCCGTCACATCTCCGGACACAAAATACACTTTTCGCTTAGTATCGGCCAGTTTTTTCTTCATGGCTTCAAACAAAGGTTCACCGTGCTTTTCGACAAATTGATACAATATCAGAGTATTCCCCTTTTGATCCGCGGCCAGATTTGTCAGAAAGCGATTGCGAGAATCATATGATGTCAAGAACTCGAGTTCATCTTGATATTCCAGATCTCCATATTGCTTGCGCAAGGCTTCTGGATATTTCAGAACAAGCATATGAATTTTCAATTGAGCCAGAATATCCGTATCAATAAGCTCGTGTGTGGTGACTACCTGATATACCGGTCCAAAGCAACCTTCTAGCACAAGCTTATTGACCTTGGCATCTTCTCCTCCTGGAAGTGTACCGGTCGTTCCAATACGAAACCAGGCATTCTTGAGCCAGCTCATGATCTTGGTCAGAGATGCGGCTTTGAAGAGATGTGCTTCATCACCGAATACGGCTCCAAATTGTTCAAACCATTTCGGGCCCATGGTTATGGCTGATTGCCATGTAGTGATAATCACTGGAGCATCAGATTCTTTTTCCTGACCGGAATAGATCATATGAGTCAGCTTTTCAGCATCAAATGAATCATCCTTGGCCGAATACTCCGCAATGTCTTTATGCATTTGCTCGACCAATGAAGTGGTCGGAACAATGACAATGGCCTTCTTACTGGACCCCTTAAGATTATCGCGATACCATCTCAGAAGCTGATAAATGATCATCGACTTGCCAGAACCAGTAGGTGATACCAGCAGCACTTTATGATTGTCTATAGCATGATCTATAGCTTTCTGCTGGTAATCTCGTATCTCCAGTTCTTTACCATCCGAATCCGTAACTGGATAGATGGCTGCCGGTGCAGCGGATTCAGCTTCTGACAGCTTTGGAAGAGTTAGCCCTGGTGCCAGTTCAAGCTTGCAATTCCGTGATTTGCAGAACTCGGAAAGATGATATAGAAGCCCAGCTGGTAAAGTCTGATTTCTCAGATTCAACAGCCTGATTTTGCCATCCCAATGCCTGGCTTTATAGGCCGGAGAGAACTTATATCCGGCCGCAAAGAATGAGAAGAACTCAGATAACTCCTGTAGAACACCAGAATCATCACAGGTCACTCTCAGATGAGCCTGATCTATTGGATTAACATATATTGTGGCCATGAATTATTTATGCTCCAGAAGTGAATCTGCGCCAATCTATGCAATTCTTGACATGTGCATGACGCCAACGTAATGTATCCAGAATCTCGGTAAGGGCATCTACACCGGTCTGAAAGTATGTTTTTTTATCTATCAGAATGCGAAGTTCCGCATCCGAATCTACGTATGTATCAAGGTCCGAACGCAATGGCTTAGTGTTTCCATTGAATGGATCATACGCCCATTTGCGTTCATCCATCTCTTCTTTGGTCATCTTGCCGGTATAATACAACCATTTGGCATGTCTAATCTCAGATAACTTAGATTCGGCCATGCGAAGCTTAAGCTTAAATTCTGTCAGGTACATGATGTACTTGGCATGAATCTTAGCAAATTTGATGGAGGAATCATCTAATGCCAGAGAATCTACTTGGCAATCCGTTTCCCATTCCTTGATGATGTCTTCAATAGTTTTATTCATAATATAGTCTAAAATTATTTATAGGCAATAAAAAAGCTCCACCCTTTCGAGCGGGGCTTTTCTATAAAAACGATGTCTGAATGAATTAAGCCGCCGCAAGCTTAAATGGGCCAACAAACTTAACGCCCTCTTTATGCTTCTGATCCTTATACGCTAAAGCGTCTTCTTTGTCTGCAAACAACAATGGAATTGCCGCACCGTCTTCGGAAGCCTGAGTAAGGATGATATAGGGATACTTAAGAATATTAGTAGTATCGAAGAATGGAACGGCTTTATTGTGCAACGGATTGGTCTTATAGTCGCTCAGAAGCCAATTTACATCAGATTCTGAGAGAATAGATTTACTTTCTTGAATTAGAGTATTTTTGTTCATAGTTTCTTCTTCTTATTTATATCAAGAGAGTTTTAACTTGGCGAAAGAGCCGTGAAGTAATTATATCTAAGAGTCATCTCACATGTGATATATTCAATTGATTGAGCTTGAGTATTGAAATTTAGTTCACCAATCGAGGTCGGAAAGGCGTCATGAAATTGATATTGACGATTGCTCGTATTTTTAGATGATAGCACGGAAAGTATCAAATCTGATCGCAATGATGTATTTTCATATGCGTTCTTTTTCATCCAATTTACGGCTTCAATATAGTTCTTCATGTCTTCATCGACCATGAACTTGATACGAAGCTGATCAAAAGAAAGAGTGTCTCCAGGAAAGTAACCTTTAGTGCCTCTATAATTCAAAGTCACTTCTGGCATGCTTAGACTTGGAAGATTGACGGCCGTGCAAAAATATTCGATGTTTGCAAAGTTATCATTACGAATGGTCAATTTCCAGTTAGTCTGCTGCAGGAAATTTCTATTGGTTGTCAGCGTATTCATCTTCTATATTTATAGGCAATAAAAAGGGGCTCCACCCTTTCGAGCGGAGCCCCTTGATTGAATCAACTATTACTGATTAAACCGCCGCACCTTTAAGGCTGATGTTACGCACATCGAACTTCCGATAGTAGAAGTTCTTACCGGCGTAGGTAGAATCATACTGACCACCGACGGCGCTAATCTGTTGCACGAACGGATTAGCCGTAACACCATAACGGGTCTTAAACGCAATACGCGGCTGGAAGGTCGCGGGATCAATCGCGCGGACCATGGTCAGCGGCACGTAAGGCGCATAGAACAAACCAGCGTCATACGGATTGGTGCCACGATAACCGACCGTGATATAGTCCGTGAACGCATACGGATCGATATAGACCTTGATACGACCATTCAACACACCGGCAAAGGTGTTACCAGTGTCGTCAACTTCGAGCTTGGTGCTCAGAGCCGGCGCGTAGTCCAAAGAACCAGAAGCGGCCAGAGCGGAGGCAACGTTGCTCGAGCAAAGGATGAAGTTGCCTTTGCCACGGCGGGTTTCCTTGGCGATCTGATTCGCTTCGAGCTCAATGGCCATGTGCAGGCTCTTATAGCGTTCCGCGGCCCAACGACCATCAGCGTCCGTAGCGACGTTATAGACGCCAGGAGTGCTGTTAGTAGTATTCCAGCGGCAACCGGTAACAGCTTGGCTATTAACCAAACCAATGATTTCGCGGTTGATTTCGAACAGGATCTCGGAGCTGAGGATGTTCGCCAGTTCGGATTCAGCATCCAAACCATGAACGGCTTTGAGGTCCTGAGCGAGTTCCATCGTGTAGCTAGCCTTGAGCGCGCGGGTTTGAGCGGTCACGACCGTCTTCTCGATGTCGAAGCCCATTTCACTGAACGGGGTGCTCTGTCCACCGAGTACTTCACCTTCCACAGTGGATTTCTTAGCCGCGAAGCTAGTATCAACCGGAGCGATGTTGATGAAGGTCAACACTGCGCTGGAGATGGTAGCGATAACAGCGCTCGACAGTGAAACGGCAGTGCCATTCACCGCAGTAACCGTAGTGCCAGGAACGACGGAAGTGCTGCCGATAACCAGGTCACCAATAGAAACTTGGCTGTTTGTAGCCGTAAGAGTAAGCGTCTGGGAACCAGAAGCAATAGTACCCGTAGAGGTAGTGGTGTAGCCAAAGGTCGAGGCCGTGACAGTACTGTCAGCGGTAAGCGTAGGAGCGGAAGTGACACCGCCCAGCGCACCACCATACAGTGCATCTTGACCAGCATTAGTACCAGTCAAGAACTTAGGCTTGAGCGCGAAGATCAGACCGGTAGGACCGCTCATCGGCTGCACGCCGGCGATGTCATACGCGATCAGATTCGGCATCGCGCGGCGCACGAGGCTGATCAGGATCGGATCGAAGTTTTGGATTGCACCGGTGCCAAGATCGGCTTCGGCGAGCATCGAGCGCTCTTCTTTGAGAGCCTTCTGCTGGTTTTCGAGCAACGCGGCCGTGACGGACCGGCGGTAGTTATCCTTGAATGCAGGAGCTTCCGCATGGTCGAGCACCGCTGCCCACTTTTGTTCGGACTGTTCGGTATTAAACATACTTTTCTTTAGTTATTGGTTATGGTTTCTTGATTCTCTCATTTACGATTAGGATTGTTACGCTCAACGCGAGAGATGGCGCTAAGATAACGTTTCATTTCATCCGACACGTTTGCATGAGGATCTTCTTGACCTTCAATGATGACATTCGTGCCAGAATTAACGATTTTCTGCGGTTTCACGGCCGACTTTACGATAGAAGCGGCTTGATTAGACTGAGGTGCCTTTCCAGAGAAATACGATTCTTTGATCGTATAAACTTTCTTGGAGAAAGCTTCTGCCGATTCGAACACAACGTCTTTAGTGAGATCTTTCAGACGAGAAGCCTGAGTGACAGCCAATCCCTTTGACGCTTCGGTCAAAATGTTGGTGCGCAGCAGCTTTTCATTGTCTTTCTTGATGTTCTCATTCAAGGCCGAAGATTTCTTAACTTGTTCTTGAAGTTCGACGATCCGAGAATTCAAAGATTCAACAAGGTTTTTATCAGCCTTGGGAACTTCGATATAATTCTCGGCAAACACGTTCTTCAAGGAAGTAATGAAGCTTTCGGCAATCTCCGTACGAAGGGCCGAGTCGACCGCGACTTGATTTTCCTTCATCCAGGATTCAACCACATACATCAAGTACGAGTCGACCTGTTCGGTGACTTTGCCGAGAATCTCTTCAGCCTTCTCGTTAAGTTTTTTCTGATAGCCTTCATGGAGTTCTTTACGAGCCGCGCGGAGCTTGCTCTTAACGGCCGCTTCGAAGATCGTCTTGGCCTTGGACTTGAAACCTTCCGTGAGGTTGGCTTCGCCGTTCATCAGCGCATTGACGTCTTCTTCCATGTCAACTTCTTCTTCGGTTTCTTCGTTGTTTTCTTCTTCGGTTTCTTCTTCGGACGATTCATCATTGTCCTGCTCATCTTCCGATTCATCTTCCGATTCATCTTCCTTCGAATCATCATCTTTCTTATCGGTTTCAGAAGTGCCCTCTTCGTCGCCATTCTCTTCTTTGTCGTCACCGAATTCGATAGTCGTATCAGTTTCGTCTTCAGATTCAGGCTTCACTCCGAGTTCATCTTCCTTACCTTTAACCGGTTCAGGATCCTCTTCCGTGATGGGACCAGGAGCATGCGCAACCGGAGCCTTAGCCTTGGGGGCAGCCGCAATGGCTTTATCGACTTCAGCGACACCTTCGCCCTGTTCACCTTTAACGATCTTGTCTTCGACAACGGTCGTTTCTTTTTTAGTTGTTTGCTTCTTAAGCATTTTTACTTTTAATTTGGGAGAGGAAGTCCTGTTTACGAACCTCTGTCTCATTATATTCAATCTTGTCTCAAACAAACAGGTTTGAATCAAGTACCCATACCGATAACTCCTCGACTAATGCCGAGAGAGATTGTTACACGCTGATGTCCTTAAGGAACTCCGCAAAGGCTTTAACCTGCGCTTCAGCGTAAAATTCTTTGGATTTAGTTGAACGAGCTTGTTTAAGCTGTTCATTCATCTTATCCACCTTATTGGCAACATAGGTCTTACCATTAAAGACCCAATCAACCGATTCCATGATACCTTCAACAAAAGCAGAAGGTGCCGATGGATCTTGCACAATATCAACCGTAGCCAGACTATAATCCGGCTTGACATATGTCTTACCACCGCGGGATTCAACGGAACCCATACCGCGGCTCGAAACACCAAGCTTGACACCACCATCAAGCAGACCTTTGACAATCTGTCCCATCGGCGTATTAAGGATCAAAGCCTTGCCATGGACATCATTGCCATTCCATTTAAGCTCCGTGATACGATGGCTCACTTTATCCAGATTGATGGTCGGACCATCCGGATGATTTAGCTCACCGACCGCGCGGCCAGTGGTAACCTGCTCGGCTACAAATCGGCTCACGGCATCTTGAAGAACCGCGCGAGGATAGATACGATTATTCCGATTTTGCTTTTCGGCCTGCAGAAATACACCTTCCAAGAAGTACTTCTTCTCGTTTCCAGCGTTTTCGATAAGAGGGGACAAGCCACTCTCATTATACTCGCATATCAATTTCATATTATTCAGACTTAGCCGCAGTCTTATTAAATACTTGATCGACCAATGCCAGTTTACGAACCTCTAGAGCCGCGACTGCTTTCTCGGCCAAACCTTTATGAAAGGCTTCTGTAGCCTGTTCATTTTGACCGGCAATTACGGCATGCACAAACGTTTCGGCATGTTTATTCATATCTTAATGTTTATTTATACAATTTATTTTTTTCATGCGATCGGAGGCTGCTCAGGAGCCGGTGGTTCTTCGACCGGAACTTCTGCTTCAGGCTGAGCCGGTACGGCTAAGCCGCCACCTTCCAAGCCACTCTGATCAACTCCAGGAGCGCCAGCTTCTGCGCCTGCCGCGACGCCACCAGTCATATCAACGCCGGTATCTCCACCACCTTGAGCTACACTATCACCAGCATCAACCGCGATATCTCCCTTGGCCTTTTCCTGGGCAATCTCAAGATCCATCTTATCAATCTCATCATCGGATTGCCTAAGAATGTTATTCCGAATCCATTTTTCAGAATAATACCGTCCAATGAATTCCCCTATCTTTCCAAGCATTTCCATGCGAGAATTCATAATCTCAAAATCTTTAAGCTCTGAAAAATAGTTATCTCGTTTATAGTCGATCGAAAGCTTTTCCTTGATCTTATTCCAATCTTCTTCAACAATGATTCCCTTCAAAAGCAATTGAGTCTTCAGAAGATCAAAGAACAATGTTGCAAAACGGCGACGAAGACGATCAATGAATCGTTGAAATGCTACTTCTTCACGATTAATCTCTGTCGATTTGCCAGCCGTCCAAAGAGACGTATTCGAATCAAAGCGAGAGAGCGGCACGTTCATGGAACGATACAGATTCTTCTTGAAGAAAAGAATATCCTCGATCTGACCAAGGTTCTCACCGGCCGGAAGAGTCGTGATCTCCGTGCCTTTGCCACCATCACGGCGTGGAAGCCAGAAGTCTTCAAGCATCGACATATGCCGACGATCATCGCGGACCGCACCAGAAGATGCATCATAGACCATCTTATTGCGGTATTTCGACATGATCTCTTGCATGTATTGCTCGGCCTTTGCCTTTGGCAGATTTCCCACGTCGATATAGAAAATACGCCGTTCTGGAGCACGAGAAATACGATAGATGACCAATGAATCTTCCATCATACGAAGCTGATTCACAGGTTTCAAAGCTTTATGAAGATGAGAGATGATGCGCTTATGTGTCGAATCCATCAGACCAGATGGAACATAACAGACCGCAGAAGGATCGATCTTGAGCCCCGTGACAGAATCACCAGTATTCACGGTCTGAACCAATTGCCCCGCAATCTGATTCTCATTGTAAACGAAATACTCCGCTTTGGTCGTGATAAGCTTTACGCCAGTTTCCGCATCAATCTTGGTATCGACCTCGCGGATCTTACGCATCTTGATCGAATCGATATATCGAAGTTCCTGAATGCCATTTCCAGGATTCTGATCATCGACAATCACGTGATAATACAAACGGCCATCGACATACCAACGGCGAAAGATATCAGAGCATTGACGAGAAAAATCGAGGAGCCGAATAACTTCATCAAATTCTTTCTGAATAGCATTTTTGACATCATCGGAGTATTCAAGATCATTCATCATCAATGATACTGGAGAACCCATTTCACCGGAAATGATAGCCTCATCGATGATGTAATTGATGGCCATATCGCATTCTGGCTGCTGAGCCGCATTGCGATACTTCAGAATCAGATCCTGATCAGAAGCTACCGTAGTACCATCGATGTCAATGTACTGTCCGAAATATCCACCTGCAGAAATGACCGTCGATCCATCTTCAGCTTCCTTGGGAACAAATGATTTGGATTCTAATGCCTTTGCTGGTACCGGCAACAATCCCTTATTCGAATCCGTAAAGCCATTATCACGTGAAATTTTAGACTGATTCTTTTCAATCTCTCGAGTGATATTATATCCAAATAGTCGCATATGATGTATTTATCCGCAAAAAAAGAGGGAATGGCCACAACGACCATTCCCTCTCGAGAACTTGACGATTACTCGAAACCAGCCGTTTCGGGCAGCCAATACTGATATTCCAATTCAACCGTAAAGGTCTGAATCTGATCAGTTGTCTCCGCACTCAGATCGATCTGAGATATGACTTTAGGCCAAGCACCAACCAACTTGTAAGACTTGGTGATCGAGCCATCACGATGCAGCTGATGCACCAACATATCCGCCATATAATCCGAAGGATTGGTCGCGCCGACATTCAATGCATTGGCGCTGATTCCAGCAACCCAAGCTTCGAAGAAATTGCGAACCGGCATGCGCGTATCATTCAGAACCGTAATGGTCCATGATGCATACGAACGATCGCCTGCAATTTTCAGTTTACGACCACGGAACGGAACTTCAATGGATCCCAGCGTAGAACCGGGAAGAGAAGCCGCGCGGATCATGAATGCGGTTGTTTCGAAATCAATCTCGCCGCCTCCAAGAATTGGAGGGGATTGAATCTGACATTCAAACAAATTCGCACGTGCGCCGCCGTCAACCAGCTTAGACTTAAAATTATCAATTCCTAAGATTGCCATATATTTTTTCTCCTATTTTCTTTTGTTTATTTATAGGTTTATTGTGCATTACTCGCACCTGCA